TAGAACAGAAGAAAGTCCCAAGAGCGCCCGACTCTTTGCTTCGGTGAAGATGATGATATAGTCTGAACTTACAGGAAACTGTAAGAAGTGAGTGATAAACTCTCTCACGGTAACAAGTGTTTATCGCACCTGTTGTGGACACCCCTACCAGAGCTGGGAGAATTCTCAGATTTGGTAAGGAACAGTAAATAGCTTGCTGTTGTAAAATTGGGTGAATTGCTGGGAACCCCTAACGTAAAGACGAGGGAAATCAGCAGCCAAGGCTTTTAGGGATAAAAGCAAGGTTCAACGACTAGATTAAGTAGCCTAGAACAGGTGAACAATCCACGAGCGCCCGACGTTTTGTTTACAAAACGATGATATAGTCTGAACTGCATGGAAACATGCAGAGGTAGGGAATAAAGAGTCTCTACGATAACATAATGTTGCTATTAACGACTTCCGTCGTGCTTACGGGACTAGCATTCCCTCCGTCCAAAGCCGTTACGACTCTGAGCCCTACGCCCTTGAACAAGAAGTTGTGGCTTGGGAATTGCCGGAAGAAGTGATCGAAAACGCTGGGGAGGGTCCCGCGCAAGTGGATCTCCGCGCTATCGAAACCCGTAACGCAATGTCCAGACTGATGAACTCATATGAGTACACAGTTTCTCAGGCTGTTACCGTTACTGGTTCCTACAACCCATACGAGCCCTACAATGGGACTCCTGGCTCACAAACTGGTCTTGGTTTTACAACCTGGACTACCTTCAACACCGCTTATGGCACAACCACTGGCCCTGCCGCATGGTCTGGTGCAACCTCTAACCCCATTGAGGACATCCTGACTATGAAGCGTGCTGTTGCCAACCAGATCGGCATCCGTCCGAACTCCGCTGTTCTTGGAACCGCTGTTTTCGACCTATTGCTGACCAACGCGGCCATCCTTGATCGTATCAAGTATACCTCCGCCGACAGCATCGACACCGACGTCATCGCTCGCTACTTCGGTCTTGAGCGTGGCCTGCGCGTAGCCGAAGGTCGTTATTTGGCCTCAAACGGAGCCCTACAGCCGGTATTCCCAGCCAACGGTATCCTTCTGTTCTACAGCCCCAACGGTCCTTCTGATTCGATCATGCCTTCGGGTGGTGCTAATGCTGCGACTCCGGCCTTCAGTTATACTTATCAGTTGACAGGTACCCCAGCCGTCCGTCCCGAGTACTACATTCGCGAAAAACGTGTCGTGCGTGCTGAAATCACAATCGAACGTGTGGTTAACCTGGTTGGCCTCGGTGCAACTGGACTTATCGGTTCTGGCGCTATGATCACCGACATCCTGTCCTGATCGGGAAGGAATAAAGAGGTGACCCAATGGCAATTCTCAGACCGATTACAAAGGCCCAGTACGAAGTCTCCTTCGTAGCTCCTGATGGCCCCGCCCTAATCGCCACGTTTACAAAATTCAGCGGAATCAAAGATTCCTCCGATAGTAGTGATTATGCCAATGGTACCGGTAACCGTATCTACCACGTTGTAGGCCCCAAAAAGGTAGACAACATCACTCTAACCGCTCCATACGATCCCATGATCTTTAAGCAGTTAGAAATTTACTGGTTGCAGTACAATTGCAGAGAAATCACAGTTACTATCACTCCGAAGGACTGTGTTGGATACGGCTCAGCTACGGCTGGCGGCCAATACACCTGTTACGGATGTCAATTCATGTCTATCAATACTGCTGACGTTGACCGTGAAAGCGGCAATGTTCAAGAGATTGAGGTTCAATTGACCGTGAACACTTGGGATAGAACCTGAGTCACAAGTTTAAAGCCCCCTAACCGGGGCTTTTTTTGTTTCTATAAGAGGGTAAAACCTTTGTAAGTATAGATCTTTTGCATAGATGGCCAAAACCCTGTTTTCAAGTGGCGTCATAGTAACAAGTGAATGGTTAAATGGTGCTAGAAATGTAGTCTTCGACGGACAAGATCTTGACTGGCATTACAACCCTCTTGGTCTTAGTTCTCTTGTAACCGTAGGACCCGACGGACTCGATAGTCGGTACCTCACCTTAAACACGGCTCAACCCGGTTTGTCAAGCTCTGGTGAATTTTTAACAGGGCAACCCATCTCAGGTGGGAAAGTTGTAACGGGCTCTTGGACTTTCGGGTTCAACCCAACAGAAAACCCCACTCTCACTCAAAATTACAATAGCGCTCCTCGAAGTTTCCTTACAAACTTAAAGTATGAAAATGCCAACGGGATAAACCCGGCATCGGTAACACAAAAATTCGCAGCGTTGTCCGATTCAGATCTAATTACGAAAAAAATTCTTGTTGAAAATTCCAGCACTGGCTCAGTAGACAATGGTGTGTACTAATCGGAGATCCAAATGCCACGTTATTCACCATTGCCGTCTGTTTCCCTAGACCCTCGTAATGAAGCCGATTTGGTTCAAGCGGCTGCTCAGACTGTCTACGAAGCTTCGAATAAAACTCTAAATGATTTCAGTGCTGGTAACCCCTTAGCAGTTCTTCTGGAGGGGCAGGCTTTTGCACAGGGGGAATTCTTGTACTGGGCGAATCAGCTGCCTGACAAGATACTGATTGAGTGGATCGGCCCCTTTTTAGGAGCCATGAGAAGATTGGGAACAACTTCCGCAACAGAGCTAGTTGTAACAATTCCTCCCACAGGAAGTTCTACAGTAATTCCCTCAGGAACTATTTTTTCCACCAACCCCCAACTCACTTCCGGAGAGAGTTACGAATTTATATCGAACTTAGACCTAGTCATACCTTCAGGGGGAACAACGGGACGGGTGCCTGTGTATTCTAAGTTTGTTGGAAGCACCTATAATGTTCCCGCAAATTCAATCACCGGGATTGCCAATACAGGTACTCTAAATCTTTCGGCAACCAACCCTCAGCCGTCTGTCGGGGGTAGCGACGTAGAAACTTTCCAAGAAGTTCAGGAAAGATTTTTCACCCTTATCCGTAGAAGAAACCCTGTCAGTGAGTCCGATTGGCAAGACTTTTTCATTGATTTGTACGGGATCGGAACTTTAACTTCGGTTCAACCGAATCGTTCGAGTTTTTACGGATACAACTACACCCAAGATTACACTCTCCCTAATGGGCAAGTCTCTTTCTTTGTGTTGGGACCCAACGGTCAAGAACTAACCACGCAACAATTGTCCTTGGGTCAAAATGCGGTGAACTTTTCCGTACCTGTTGAAAACCAAGGTCATTTATTCCCTATTACTCTGAGTCAAGTTCAATACAATTTGACTGTCGAAATTAACTCAAACGGGTCGTTCGGTTCAAATTTCAAAGACAGTTCCCTGAATTTTCGCGACAGACTCTTCTCAGTATTGGCTCCGGGGCAAACTTTTCCAGCCGACGTTACACCTACAGTAAGTGACATTGACGCCGCTTTTTATTCTACTTTTGACACGAGTAATCGATTTAGAGATCCGTCAATAATCGCGTCTTTGGCATACAATACTCCGAACTCCCTGAGTAAGGAAGCAGCGGTTTACACGAACGTTTACGATTTCACACCATCAAGTAGTATCTTAAAGCAGAACGACCTTATTGTTGTAAACACCCCCAACCCAACTTTTTACCCAGTAGAGGCTGATTTCACACCTTATTCTTCCAATAAATACGATCAGACTGTTTATGGTAATCTTTCCTTAAAGCAGATAAAACCCTTGACGTCGGGATCTTACCTCCTTGGAGACATCGTGTATTACGACGGCTCTGGGGACCCTGCTGAGCAAGGACTCCATGTTGTCTTAGAAAACCTTAACATTGCCTCTTCTTCTGACGTCTTGTCTCTCATAGTAAACGGAAAAGTTTCTGGAGTGAAAACTCTTTCACCCTGGGTTGTGGGTAACACTTACATTTATTCCTCGGGAGGGACCATAGATCCTGAGGTGGTGGAGTACAACTATTCTCCTGGAGAATTCGTTCCTCAGACTCCTTCTTCTGTCCCTTTGGGTAGTCGCCCAGGGGGATTCGCCTGGTTGGTTTCCAAGAATTTCACTCTTAACCCTTCAACGAATGATATAACTGGGGCCCAAACCGAGTTTTTAATTGGACCCTCTATTACCCCCCAACAACTAGAGCCTAATTCGTCCTATACTTCTGGCACATGGGTTTGCACCCCCCAGGTAGGCAGCGGTCCCTCACAAGTTGCCGATCCGTACTACAACTATGTGGACCTGACCAAAGGCGCTATAGTAAAATACGCTTACGTTGAGGCTAATTTCACATATAACCCTAACAAATTAACCGTTAGCGAGTACTTCAACCTCTTAGTTAATCAGGGTGTGTTGTCCGAAGTTTCGATGTTTCAAGGAGATGGAGGTTTACCCATCTACAAATATAAAGCCCGATTCACGGCGGGTCAGTACTTGCTATACAAAGAATCAGTATCCTCTCAACCCACTTACTACATCTCTTCCTCGTGTTTTACTCCAGATAGTACGAACATACAGGACTTACTAGGGAATGGCTCAGTCTACAATTTAGCGCCAACCCCTGCTCTTCAAGCGCAACTGAACTCCGATTTGGCGAGCTCTTCTCTGAAAAATTTCGATCGGATGTTCACTTTTTTCCTTGGGGACCGCACTTTTTTCCGGGAAGGCTCAAATGTACAGTCTTACACTGCAACTTCTGCAGTTACACCCTTATTTGACTTTAACATTTATTTGAACAATGGAATTTTCGTTGAGTCCGAATCTTTAGGGCAAGCTCTACCTTTAGCTAATGGCTATATCCCGTTTTTTAATCCCGTTTACCTTAACACCACTGAAGACACAATTTTAAGCGAGGACGGAAGAAATTACTACAGAGTCATGAAAGCTTTCACACCTTCTACAACGGTGACAAACTGGACTGGAATGGTGACAAACAACACGTCTAGGTACGAAGAATTCGCGGGCAATTTACTACGTTTTGTAGTCTCCTACCGGTGCGAAGAACCTGTTCTTTCCCAGTACGGATTGGAGACTTCTTCAATTAAACTAGGATCTTGTCAGATAACCATCATACCCAGAAACACTGGCAGGAACTTCAGTTCCTCACCGAACTTAGTCTACGTCTGGGAGAATGCCTCAACCTTAAGCGAAGTACCCGATCTTTCTTGGTATACGGGAACCACTTTTGAATACAGACCACCCAACTACGGTGAAGGAACGTTGGCCCTATGAGTCAAAACTTAGTCGCCTTAAACGGCGGAAGGAACCGAATTGAGACCTCTTCTACTTTTCAACAGGGTGTAAACCTCTCACAACAGTATGTTGACACCCTAAGATTAAACCCCCGGCCCACTGAGTGGGTTCCAGGTGGCAGACCTATTTATGGACAGTTGCCGTCTGCCTCACAAGTTTATAAATTAGACTTTGGTCTTGACGGTGACTTCGCTTACGCTTACGTTCCCGTGGGAAGCAGCACCTTAGGAAAAGGCTCCCTCCAGGTTCAATCTTCAGGTGATAATAAATTCCTAACCATTCAGTCCGGTGAAATTGTCTGGAAGTACGGAAATTTAACAGCAGACCCAGTTATCATCTCTTTAGAGGAGATGGAAATGGTAAGTACGAAGTACCTTTTGGCTTATCAACTTTACTATGACGATTCTCCCTTCGTCTCTGAATACTCAGTTGAAAACTTTTCCCTTTCGGGATATGAATTGAGTGTGGATAGCAGTACAGATGTGGTAGAAGGTTGGAGGTACACCCCTGTCTTCGCATTCACGGATCTTGAGTCTCAAACTTGGAGAAATTACGACGGTCTCTTCCCTTCTCACTCCAGTGAAGCTTTTCTCTCTTGGCAGAGTCCTTACCCTGCCGCTTATTCCGACCTCACCTTAAGATGCCCTGCGAATTCTTCTGTAACAGGGACAGCTTCCCTGTACTATATGACTTGTCCAAATCCCGTGGAAGGGGAGACTTACTGTTCTAGCCCCGAATGGATTCTACAAGGAACTACGAATGTTGAGTCTGACACCGACGGGCAATACTTTAAGTTTTCTTTCCCCCAGCCTTCATACCGCTATGGTTGGAAAGTCGTGTGGTCCGACATCAAAGTTACAATAAATAGAGTACTTGTAAGCGGCGTCCTCTCTCTGCTAAGGAAACCTGCAACGGCGACAAGTTTTTTCCGCTTAATCGCCTACCCCGAAAATAGCATCCCTAAGACTGTGAAGAATGCCATAGGAATTGAAGTTCCGACCACGTTATGTAATCTCGCTTACGTGGACATAAATGGAGCATATGAAGTTGAGAAGATAACTGACCTTAGAGAAATAGTTCACACAGACTATCAACCTATAGCAGACTGGTTGACTAAAGAATTTGACGAAAATTTGATCAACTTATTTTCACAAGTTAAAGAGTATCCTACCCTTTGGATGAGACCCACCGAGTGCATGATACAAGAATACCTCTCTTTGGAAGAGAAGTTGATTACAGTGGAGAAATGAAATGACAGAGATTAAGCCCTCATTCAACGTAAAAGAGTTTGAAAATTACGGAAACACAAAAATTTTCCTGACCGCCGACCAATTAAACTCAGTAGCCCTAACAGAGAGTAGAGTAAATGAGCAACTTGATTGGCTGGCACAATTGCTCGGGTGGAGCGGTCCTAACTACTGGAACAATCTTGTTTCGTCTGTTTCTCAGAAGAGAAGTCTACAAACCGGCACTTTTGGTGTGTATGACGGGTATCTGTACCCTGAGATAGTTGAGGTCCGAAACTGGGAAAACAAAGTAATTGTGAAAGCAGACACGAGAATTCAGGTTGGTCAAACTTTCTACTTAGGAGATTACTCATACATCCTGTTGGGAATGAGCCAAGCTGGGGGAAATTACAGCTTAGACTTCGGAACTTTATCTGAGCAATTTTACACCGATCTTTCAGGAAATGAACAGCTTAGAGTGATCTCCCCAAAGTCTCTTCCAAGCCCGTTCTACCGTCCAGATCCAGGAGTATCCGCTAACGCCTCTTTTATTTGCGATAGTCAAGGCTCCAATCTCGTTCTGTTCCCCGACTATAACACCGAAAGAACACTACCTTACAAGTTTAACACTTTCGTTGCCGGAGGTAGATACTACTTTAACCTGCCTGTAACTTTCAGCAGTGATACGGTATCGCTTTCGCCTGCATACGACTTTTCCAGAGAACTATGGTACCTTGACATCCCCCTTAACTTAACAACAGATGAGTTAGGTTTGGAGGGTGCTCTTTCCTATGAAGGTTCAACTTTATTGGTTAGGGTGTCTCCTTGGACGAACCCCTCAGATTGGGGAAATTATGATAAAATAAATAACTTCCGAGGGGTTTGGTCGAACAAGGGTGGTAAGTTGCCTTTTCACTTCGTCTTCGACGCTCTTAGCATACACGGATTCAACGAAAGAGTTTCTCTTTGGTTGGGCAACGTTGAAAGATCAATAAAGTTTGATGAGCTCCTTAACTTCGTATACTATCAGACGGTTCCAGTATCACCCGGAGAGCCAGATTTAGGGTACGGCAAAGTATGGTGGAACAGCCAATCCGGAAGTTTTTCGGTCTTTCTAGGGGATCCATTAAATTGCGGTCCGTGGGCTGAAGTGAACTACCCAGAGTTCCCTGAATTTGGACCCTTTCCTGACTTCGTTTTTCTGGATGTTTCAAGCTTTTTAACCTATACCGGAGATATACCAGAAGGGTGTCTTGTTACAATTTTAGACTTGTCAGGTTTGGACCCTTCCTTGGGAATTGAGGGTTTAACGCAGACTTTACTTGGTCCAGGACAGATAGAGATGTTCAGAAAAGAGGGTTCCGAATATTGGACACCTTATTTCATAACATTCAACTTAGAAAGTGACTTTTCAGTGAACGCTGAGCTCTTGCCTTCTAGAACGCCTGTGAAACTCTTAGATTCCACGGGTCTATCCCCCCTAGGTGTTAATTATTCTGTTTCCAACCTAAGCCTTGCTGTGTCTGAGTCCTACCCTCTTCTCCTTATGAAGGGTACTTCCGAGGGATCTTGGTACATATCTCCCCCTTCAGACCTCAAATATATCGGAAATACGAGACTATTCGAAAGTTCTCAAGACTACGAAAGACCGGTCGACGGGGAGATGAACTGGGACTTTTCAAACCCGGATCCAAAAACAAGACTTGCACGAGTTTTTTACTACAACCGCTGGGAACAAGACCTATTAACAAGCGAATGGACATTAGCAGGGGACTGGGTCGGGGTGAATGATGAGACCTCTTCTTCGTCGGTTCCAGAGGTCGTGGACTTTGGAGCAATACTGGTTTACTGTAACGGTGAACTTCTTTTAGAAGGGGAATCCCTTAGACTACCGAATTTTCAGTTTAGTTTTGAAGTAGACCCTGGTACAGGGACTTTCAATTTCCTGTATATGCCCTTGAACTACGACGGCTGCGTGGATCCACCGAAAATAACCGTATCGGACTCACTAACTTCTGCGTTTAAGTTCGATATCTCTAACCTGGTGTTCAGCGGTTTAACCTACTATATGTCGCCGAATGTCGTAGACAGTGAAACTTTACTTAGACTCTGGAAAAGCGAACCTCTTCAGGCTGTAGATACAATCAGTGAGCTTGAACTC